TGCAGATTTCACATTGTTTATTCCGCTTCTGATCCCAATTGCAAGACCTGCTGCAATGTATCGACCGTCTTTCTTTGTAAGTTTTGATGGTGAATGAATCTGAGCTTTTGCCCTAATTGCCTTTTCTGCTGCTGATACCATTCTGGATGCTGCAGCTTCGATCTGTCCAAGGCATGACCTCATTCCCTGCGCAAAACCTTGACTGATATAAGCACCTGCACTATATGCTCCAGATCGTCCTGAACGTAATCTTGAATTTGTGCTAGATACAGCTTTTGAGGCAATGGCTGGTCCTTTGCTTAATCCACTTTGCATCTTCTTTCCGGATGATTTTGCAGCATTGGCCGTACTAGACATTGATTTTTTGATTCCAGATAGCGCTGATGTTGCTTTCACTCCCATGGATCCAAAGCTTGAATTTACAGATGTTGATGCTGCTGATAGAGTCTTCATGCCGTTTGCAGTCTGTTGTATGTCGGAGCCTTTACGAGAGATTTTTCCAATCCCGATTGCTACTGCCCCAAGGCTTTTTGCAATAGATCCTATCGATAATCCGGAAATCATCTTGATTCCTTCGGCTACACTCTTAAATCCAGTTCCTGCATTCTTCGCAGATTCTCCAACAGACTTGATCACGCCCGAAATTCCATCAAGTACACTTCGAAGCCCTCCGCTGATTGCGCCAATGACAGTTTTGATAACATTTCCAAATGCAGTAAATCCCGTACTTGTTACTGTAAGCGATGTTCCAAGTATTAAAAGCCCGGCTCCTGCTGTCGTAGCTCCTACTCCTACTGCTAAAAGACCGGCTCCAAGTACAACGCAACCAGCTCCTGCTACCAATGATCCAGCCCCAAAGACAACCATACTTACTCCAAGTGCAGCGATTGCTACCGCTCCTGATGTTCCGTATTGAACAACTGTTGGCAATACTCCTGCAACAACTGATAGCGATGCAGCTGCTAATAATGCTCCTGCTCCAACAAGGACAATTGCTGCTCCAAAAGCTATAAATCCAACTGCCCCTGCTGTCATCGCTGGTCCAACCGCTCCTGCGATTGCCATTAATGCTCCAACTGCTACAACCATTCCTGCCATGCAAGCAATCGCTGGTGTTCCTGCATTAGCAAGTGCGATACTTGCTGCTGACATGATTGCTAGGCCTGCTGCAACCATTAATATTCCTGCTCCTAAAGCGAGTAAAGCTACTGCTCCAGCTTGTGCTCTTGCTGGTGTTTGAGAAAATATCTTCATTGCAGCCATTCCGCCAATTACAAGTGCAGCCAATGCACCAGTCATCCCAAGCATTATCCCTATTGCCAATCCGCCGGAATTAGCTAGTGCAATACTTGCTTGTGCCATAATCCCAAATCCAGTTGCAACCATTAAAACTCCTACGCCTAACATCATTGTACTTTTTGCCATCGTTAAAACTGACTTATTGCTTACTTTAGCCGAATTTCCTGTGGCCACCTCGCCTGCTGCTACCCCAAAAAGCTTTGCTGCAAGTCCTGTAATTCCTTTTCCAGCTAACGATAAAATTGATTTCGTAAAGCTTCCTATCCCAGGTGCAAGAGTTTTTACAATTTTAAATGCTTTAAACCCAATTAATATCTTTGGCAACGTTGTTATAAGACTTGCAATCGCTCCAGAATGTTTTTCCGCAAAACCAGCTAGAGCTTTTAATCCCCCTGAGATGCTATCAACTACACTTTTAAAACCAGACACAGATTTGTCGGATCCAAAAGAGCCGTTTAGCTTTCCCGTACTTTTTCCAATAGCACTTACTGCAGAACCGAATGCTTGTCCCACTTCTTTTGCATCTGTTTTAAAAACATCCCAGTATTTCCCTGCTTTTGATGCGAATCCTCCTATCTTTGTTGCTATTTTATCACCATCTACTTTATCGAGAAGGTTTGTGATGTTGCTAACTCCTTTAATCGCAATGCTGGATACTTTATCAAACGCTGGCTGTAACTTATTAGATGCTGTTTCAGTCAAGCCATCCATTGCCTGTCCTACAGTCTTATATTCTGTTGCCAATTTGGTAAACTGTTTGTTTGTTCCAGTTTTTGCCACAGCATCAAAGAAATCTTCTGTTTTTATTTTTCCATCTTGAACATCTTTAATTAACTGTTGCGTAGATTTTCCCATTGTTTTTGCAACTGCTGCAATACCTGCAGGTGTCTGTTCGACCATCAATTTGAAATCCTGCCATTGTACCTTAGGCTTTGCTGCCATCTGAGTTGCTTGCTGGGATAAAGTTTTCATTGCTTGTTGTGGATTTTCTGCAGCTGCTGCTAATCCGCCAAAACCCTTTACAAGTTTTGTTGTGCTTTTTGTACCAACTGCATCTAACTGTGCATAAGTAGATGCCATATCAGAGGAACTGTAGATTGTTTGTTCTGCAAACTTTTGAAGCTCTTTTTTAGTGCTGACAATCTCTTTTCGTGAATGATTATTCATTTCCATATTGCCTTCAAACGTTTTCCATGCAGCACTTGATTCATTTAAACCGCTAACAATTTCAGAAAGTCCAGAGGTAACTACAGATACGGCTTTATTTCCAATCGCCATCATTGCCCCGAAGCCGATTCCTTTTTTTAAAACAGCACCTAAGGATTGTGTCGATTTTTGAGCTGCTTTCATTCCGGCTTCAAAACCAGCATCTCTTGCCGTCAATATTGCTTCAACACTATATGTTTCTGCCATCAGCTCTCCCTCCTTCTCAACAATCTCTTCATCTTTTCAAATCTGTCTGGTTTATTCTTCTGCTTTGCTTGTTCAATCGCATTTTCATAGTCATAGAACTTTTTAAATGTCGGATAGACAGGCCTTTGTTTGTTTTTTCCTGCTTTCTTTTTTGCTCGTACAGCAAAATTAAGAAATGCCTGCAGATGGTTTCGATAGTCTTTATCTACTTCTTTTAATCTTGCCGCTTCAGCCATGATCTCATATTGCGCGATCGTCAGCTGATCCACCTGATCAAATGATGTAAAACCAAAATACCGGAAGCAGTCAATTGCTAT